CCGATGTACCGGCCGATCACGGTGACGCCCGCTGGGAACGCCGTCAGGAACTCGTTGTACCGGCTCTTGAACGTGTCGAGGAAGCCGCCGCCGGACGACGAGGAGCCCTGCGAGAAGGCGTCGCCGAACGCACGCCCGAGCAGGAAGCCGCGGGCGGTCATCTCGGCGCGGGGCGGCGTGTCGATGTCGACCGGGACGTCGATCTCCTCGGACTCCAGAGAGCGCAGCGCGGCCTGGGTCTTGGCGATCTCGTAGAGGTAGTCGCTGAGGGACTGGTGGGCGTCGTTCGTGTCGATGCCGAGGTTGCGGAACGCGCCGTCGTTGCCCACCTGGTCGAGCCGCTTCTTGATGACGCGGGTCGCCTCGTCGATGGTCTTGAACCGGTCGAGCACCGGGCCCCAGTCGCCCTTGGCCAGAGCACCGGCGATGTCGACGTCGAGGTCGCGCGCTTCGCGACGGATGACGTCCTGGAACTGCTTGGAGAACTCGCGACCGGACAGGGCACCGGTCTTCTTCATCTCCTGGCTGACGCGGTTCCCGAGGCGGCTCAGCGTGGGCGCCATGCCCTTCTCGAACTCGCCACCGAAGGACTGGCCCGCGACCTTGGCCGCAGCCTTGATCTCGCGGGCCAGCCCCTTGGTGTCGGCGTGGACGTCCAGGTAGATGGAGCCGACGTCATCCGCCACCGGTGCCACCCTTCTGGGCCTGTGCGGCCCAACCAGCGACGGCCATCAGGTTGGACGTCTCTCGCCTAGTATCCACAGTCGTGCGTGCCGAGGGCGACTCCCCCGGCATTGGTGCGTCGAGCAGCGCGTCGAACTTCTCCCGGTCGTCCACCTGCTGGGTGAAGTACCAGTAGACGAGGTTCAGGAACCGGTGCGCCGGGAGGGAGTACGGGTCGCCGGAACCTGACGCCTCGCTCCACCCCGCGAAGGCGTGGCGGTCGTCGTACGCGATGGCGCAGAGGCGGACGACGACTCGGTAGGGCGGTCGGTGCTCTCCTCCATCAGCGCGGAGAGGATCTGCATGATCTCGTTCATGCCGAACGGGTCGACGTGGTCCGGCGCGAGCAGCCGCTTGCGCAGGATGGCCCGGGTCTCGTCGTCGAACATCGCGAAGATGCCGTTGATCATCCCCGAGACGCCCTCGGCGTCGTCGTCCCCCGAGATCCCCGCCATCATCACGGCCAACTGGCCGCCAGAGGGCGGGTAGGCGTACAGCGCCTCCTCCGTCCCCTCGACGAAGAACTCGATGGGGTCAGCCTCGATCGGCTGCGGAACTGAAATCGTGAAGCCCTTGGTCATGGTGTAGGCCTCCCTTCGAGGGGGAGCCTACCGCCCAGGTCAGCCGATGTAGCGGGCGTACACGGCCATGGTCTCGCCCTTGCTGATGAGCACCCACTGGTTGGCCGCCTGGCCGCGTCGCCAGCCGGTGCGCGCGAGGTAGAAGCGGCCGTAGCCCGAGACGACGGCGTCGCGCTGGCGCGAGCGCCCTGGCCTGGCGTCGTTCGCACCGGCGCGCGCGTACAGCCGCATCTGCGCCCGCACCGGTGCGGTGCCGTAGTGCACGAACACGGCGTAGCCGACGTTTACCGACAGGGTCACCTTGGAGGCGTGCTGGTTGACCAGCACGTGCCGCGTCTCGATCGAGCGGGCCATGTTGCCGGTGCGCTTCGGGACGTCGATGTGGGCGTTGCGATCGAGCGAGCCGCGCACCCGGTCCATGAAGAACCCGATGGGGTAGCCCGGGCCGTGGAGCCTGGTGATCGCCGCGTTGTTGATCTTGACCTTGACGCCGGTCAGACCGCCCGCCACGACCTACCTCCAGTCCCGGGCCCAGACCTGCCACGTGCCGCCGACCAGTCCGCCGTCGGGCCCCTGTGGCAGGTACTGGCCGATGGTCAGCAGCGAGCCACGCTTGGAGCCCGCGCAGCACTGGATCGCGCGATACATGGCGGCCATCGCGGCGTGCTGCATGCGAGCGGCGTCCCACGCGTCCGAGGTCGAGATGGGCTCGGTGAGCATGGCGGCCGGGTAGCAGAACATCGCGCCGACCTCGATCTGGACGGCCAGCGGCGCCGAGCACGCACGGCCGGAGTTGTCGAGCGCGGGGAAGTTCGACGACGGGAAGATGTTGGCGGTGCGCACCCACGCCACGCCCTTGTCCTCCTCGGCGACGTCGAAGGGTGTCTGGTTGCCCGGCATGATCCCGCAGAAGCAGGTCTCGGGCAGGCCGGACTTGCGCAACTCGGAGCACAGGCACCCGACCAGGTCGACGAGGACCGGCCAGATGGTGGAGTCGAGCACCAGGTCGGGAGTCGGCTCAGACATCAGACGCCACGCGCCCAGGTCGTGGTGCGCGGCTGGCGGACGTCGGGGCTGTAGACCCCGGGGGTCTGCTTCAGCCGGTTCGGGTTGATCGTGCGCACCCACGCGTCAACGACGGGGATGCCAGTCGAGCCGCCCTCGAACATGTCCGTCTGGATCGTGATGCTCACACCCTGGCGGGCAATCGACTGCACACCGCGCGGCAGCGAGCACTTGCCGCCCGTGCAGGCCTTGGCGAACTCGACCGCGAGCATGCCAGCGGCCCACGCGCTCATGTCGTTCGGCGCGATGCCGCGGTGGTAGGTGACCTCGAAGGTGCGCACGTCGCCCGAGCGCTGCGACATGTCCTGGCAGACCGGCCAGGACTGGCCCAGCATGCGCACGAGCCGGACGCCGTCGTCGACGCGGTACGTGCTCGGGTCCACGATGACGCCGTCGATCGTCACCTCGACGACCTCGCCCACAGGGCCCGGCAGGATGACCTCCGGCACGCTGGAGCACGAGCAGTCGTTCGCGACGCACCCGCAGGCGTTGATCCAGTTCCCGTCGACGATCTGGGGCTGGAGCAGTCCACCACCGGCGCGGCCGCCCACAGGGGCTGTCTGCCACGAGGAGCGGCTCCAGCAGGACGCGGCGCAGGGACGCACGGTGATCGGGCAGTTCGAGAGCCGGTAGGCCGTCAGGGAGCGCAGCGTCTCCCATGCCAGCACCTCGGCCTTGGCCTTCAGGTCGGGGTCGAGACTGGCGACCCACTCTGCGTCGGCGCAGCCCCAGTCGGTCTCAGCGCACGCGGTCACCGTCTGCATGTCGTTCTCTCCTCCTGGGACAGGTGCGGGGGGCCGCCCATGACGCGACCCCCCACACCAGACCTTGCGACGATCAGGCGGCCGTCACCGTCACCGTACCGGTGAACGAGGTCGCGCCACGGTACGCCGTGTAGGTGTACGTGCCAGCGGCGTCGTACACGTGCGTGATGTCCGCGCCGGTCGCCGAGTAGTCCCACTCGCCGTCGCCGAAGTCGACCCACCAGGGGTCGGTGCCGACGGGGGTCGGGGAGAAGTCGACCGACAGGAGCGTCGCGTCGGCCGTGACGCCCGTGAGGGCGGCGTCGGCCGGGTCGAGCGTCGGGACGGGGCCGCAGTAGGGCGTCGGCACCGTCATCGTCGTCTGGAGGATGAGCATGTGGTCCGTCTTCGTGATCGCCTTGGGCAGCACCTCGCCCGCCTCGATCGGGTAGGGGCCGGTGCCCCAGGACGAGCCGTCCTTCGTGATCGCGCCGGTGACCGTGAACGAGATGGCCCCGTTCTCGATCGTGAAGTCGCCGATGACGCCACCCTGCACGAACGGCATGAGGATGTAGCCACCGGGCTCGACGCCGTTGCCGCACTGGCCGCCGGGGGCCCCGGTCCAGACCTCCAGGGCGAAGCCCTGGGCGCACGCGTCGGCCGCCGTCGAGACGGTGAAGCCGATCGCGTCACCGGACACGGGGTCGTAGATGACCGCCTGGCCCGTGAGCATGGCGTAGAGGTACGGGTCCACGTTGCAGAACTCGATCTCGATGCCGTAGTTCAGGAACTTCGGGCACGGAGTGTCGCGGACGCAGACCTTCCCGGCAGCGTTGGTGACCGAGATCTCCTCGCCGTCGTCGGTGTTCGCCGTGAAGGCGATCGAGACGAACCCCTCCGTGACGACGGACGAGTCCTCCCCGAAGATGGGAGCGCCACAGGCGTCGACCTTGGTCGCGCGCATGGCCTTGCCTCGCACAGGTGCGAAGCAGCGGGACTTGGTGGGCATGATGGTTCCTTCCTCCGCTTCGCGGACCTACGGGGTGGGGACGGGGTAGGGGTCGGCGACCTCGATCGCCAGGATCTCGCACTCCATCGAGACCGACCACAGCCGCTCAGCGATGCGGATGGACTCGTTGGTGGCCAGGTCGCGAGCGCCGAACTCGATGATGCTGGCGCCCTTGTAGAACCTGGGGTTGATGAGGCCGTACAGCCAGTCGCCATCAGCGATGTCGGTCGGACCGCGACCGAACCCCTCCTCGGCGATCAGAGGCGTCCCCAGGGCGGTGACCAGGTTGTCGCCGTCCCAGCGAGCCACGCTGGCGCCCACCATCCAGGTGGCCACCGTGCGGGACGTCACGATGACGCCGTCCCCGGCGAACAGCGACAGCGCGTCCTCCATGCGCCCCACAGCCGTCTGGACGGACTGCGGAGTACCAGGGAACAGGCCGACGCTCGGGCCGAAGGTGCCAGCCTGAAGAAGGCCGTTCCAGGCCAGCGCGACGGCCGACCCCTCGCCCAACTCCAGACCCGCACGAGCCTGCTCGTCGTACGGCTCACCGATGATGGCGCACCCGGCGCCCTTGTAGGTCGCGAACGCGGGGCTCGTGATGAGCCCCGGCTCGTGCCACTCCTTCTCGGCATCCACCACCAGGTCGGACGGGCTGCACAGGCCGGGCGCGAGCCCGACCGGCGAGCAGTCCGTGCGGGGTCGGTACTCGACCCCGCCCCCCAGGTGGGGGTCGCTGACCGTGACGATGAACTCGTCGTGGTCGAGCAGACCCCCACGCTGGGGACGGCCGATGGTGGGAGCCTCGACGCGCATGTACGGGACGGTGGTCTCGCTCATGTCGTCGTCACCTCCTCACTGTCTCGATGGTCTCGGATGGACGGACCCGCTACGGGGTCGTGTCCGCCGCGCCCAGGAGGCAGGTGTCGAGGTCGGCCGCGCCGGTCTGGCCCGTGGCGCAGGTCGGGACGGTCACCTTCCAGGAGTTGAAGCAGCGCTTCACGAGGGCGATGCCCTCCTCGGCGAACAGCGCGGTGTACGTGTTCGAGAGGATGTTCGTGGAGTCGTAGATCGTGTCGAGGTTGATGACGTCCGTCGTGCCCTTGACGAAGGTGCCCGCGGGGTACACCAGCACCTGAGCCGTCTCGGGGTACGTGATGACCCCGGCGACGACCGTGAGCGGCTGGTAGTTGTACACCCACTGGATGCGCAGGCCGCGGAGCGCGAACCACGCGTCGATCTGGGCGTCCGTGACCTCGAACTCGGCCAGGCCGGTCCGGCGAGCCAGGTCCGCACGGACCAGGTTCTTGTACCAGAACGGCGCGACGACCTCGAAGGTCTCGGTGAACGAGGTGCGGTACTGCTGACGGACGTAGTCCGCCACTGACGCGAGCACCGAGAGCGAGTCCGTCGCGGTGACGGCGTTGCCCGACGCGATCGCGGTGGAGGCCGCGACCATCTGCGTGATGAGGTTGGCCGAGATCTTGTGCTGGTGCGCGATCAGCGCGGCCTCGGTGTAGTAGCGGACGTACTCGGGGAACGCCGCGTTGGTGAGGATGCCCGCCTTGATGCAGAGCCCGACGGCGTCGAGGCGCACCTCGTCCCAGTCGGGGCAGTCCACCTCGATGCAGGTCTTCAGTTCACCGCCCGCGACGTCCGCCTCGGTGAGCCAGAAGCCCACCGAGTTGTAGATCGCCGAGAAGTCCGGGCGCTCCATGAAGCGGATGCCACCGCGGTCGACCGAGATCTCCGGGAGGTCGAGCAGACCCGCCGTCGACTCCAGCGAGCAGAGGTCGTACAGCGTCTCGGACGGGGCGCACCAGGTGCCCGCCGCCACGAGCGAGTCGCCCGGGAGGCGGTGCTCGTCGGCGGCCAGCGTCAGCGCGGCCATGTGGTCGTTGCCGAAGTCCGACAGGCGGACCTTCTCGACGCGACCGGCCGCCTTCTCGATCCGGGCCACGGAGCCGCGGATCTGGGTGCCGCTCTCACCGCCGACCCTGCCGGTGGGGAACGTCTTCATCTTGGCGATCGCCGCGTCGCCGACCTGCGTGAGGTCGGTCATGTGCGAGCCGGTGGTGACGCCGGGGATGTCGGCCGACGCGACGAGCACGGCGGTCGGGCGCACCGCGGCGACCTCGGCCGCAGGCACGACGGCCGCGGCGCGAGCCACGACGGAGGTGACGCGACGGGGGGTGGCAGCGGCGGTGACCGGCTCCGGCTCGGCCTCGGCGGTCTCCTCGGCGGGAGCCTCCTCCGGCTTGGCCAGCGAGGCGCGCGCAGCGGCGGCCTTCTCGGCACGCTCGGCGGCGGCGGAGGCCCGGTTGTCGCGCTCGCCACGGGCGTTCACGACGAAGTCGGCCAGGGCCGTGATCGCGTCGAACTGCTCGTCGGTGAGGTCGGCGTCGGGGATGTCGTTGAACGTCGCGGCGACGCCCTCGGCCTCGGCGATGGCGGCAACGAGCGCTGCGTCGTCGAGAGCGGTGATGTCACTGGGGATCTGGAACTCGCCCACGGGGGGACTCCTCCTCTTGCGTAGGGACAGGTGTGTGGATCTTGCACCATCGCCCTGCTACGCGGGGGAGTTCCTTGCTTCTGTGTCGGACCGTACACACGGCGGAGCCCCGCTGTCCACTACTGCGACAGCGGGGCTCCGGTTCCACCTACTTGCCGACGGTCACCACGCCGCCGATCCGGTTCTTGGCTGCCAGCGCCTCGCTCTCGCTGGCGTAGACGTGCTTCTTGCCGGTCAGGTCCGTCAGCACGTACGTCCGTGAACCGTTCTTGCCCTTGGCGCAGTTGCACCCCATCGCAGACTCCCCTCAGCCCTTCAGCGCCGCGCGCGCGTCGGCGATCTTCGCGGCACGCAGCGCCTGACGCGCAGCGGCCAACCTGTTCGTACGCTCGGTGATCCGAGCGTGCTCGGCCAGCGTCTCACGGACGATGGACGCGACGTCGATCGCGGTCGTCGGCGCGTCCAGGTCGGGCAGGACCATGCCAGCGGCCACGAGCGCGACCTGCTCCCCACCACGAAGCATCGAGCCCGTGCGGGGGATCGGGAAGCCCGGCACGTTGACAGCGAGCGCGGCCACCAGTTCGAGGTTGCCGCGGATGCCGCGCCAGTCGCCGGACAACGCCGCCGCCTTCAGCCCGACACGCTGCTCGTCCGAGACCTGCGAGCGCATTGCCCCGGCGACCCAGATGCCCCAGGCGTCCTCGCCAGCGCGGACGTCGGCGACGACGGCGGCCGTGTTGTCGTAGTGCGCGAGCACCGAGCCGACCGAGCCCTTCAGCGCGGCATGGCCGGTGTCCATGGTGATCTGGCCGACGGCGATGTCCCCGCCGGTCGTCTCACGGACACCGGTGTGGAAGTAGGCGTACTCGGTGTTCGAGTGCGGCACCTCCTTGCAGGTGCCGGGCATCGAGCCGATGTGGCACGAGTCCCACGTCGCGAGGTGGCCGAAGACCATTCCGTCCTCGGTGATGGTCAGCGGCGTCGGCCCGTCGAGCACCGGCTGCTGGAACCACTCGGCCGGGGGCAGGCTGGCCGCCGACGCGACGAGTGCGTCCGCCTCGGCCACCGGCGCGAGGCCCCCCTTGGCATCGAGCGAGAGCCGCTCCAGGCCCGCGGCCGAGGCCTCCTGGCCCGGCCAGACGCCGAGCGCGACCTTGTGCAGGTTCGCACAAGTCCCGGCGAGGAACAGGGGGTTGACGTACTGGCCCAACTGCTCGCGGCACCGGTTGAAGTCGCCCGGCTCGCCCCAGCGGATCTTGGCCGCGCCCTCACCCTTGGCCCAGTAGTCACGCAGGCGCTGGGTGTCCTGGGGGTTGGTGATCCAGCCCGGCCCGTCCTTCGTCGACGGGTTCGAGGTGATCGCGAACCCGTCGCCGGTGTCGTTGTCGCCGTCAGCCTTCGGCTCCTCGAAGGGCTTCAGCCCCTCGAACGGCACCTCCAACTGCCCGCCGCCGTCGACGTCGACCACCGCGGTGCCGGACTCGACGTCGACCGAGGCGACGGTGCCAACGACCATCTCGCCCTCGGGGCCCTCGAACGTCACGCGGTCGCCCTCGGCGGGCAGCGCGGGCTCGTCGCCATCCAGCGACGGCAAGTCCTCCAGGCCGTTGGCCAGGTCCGAGCAGCCGCACGAGGCGACCAGCGAGGCCTCCGCCGATGGAGCACCGTCCGGCCATAGACCGAGCGCGATCCACGCCTCCTGGAACGCCGGGATGTCCACGATGGTCGCCGCAGCGATGCGTGCCTCGTTCATAGTGACCATCTCAGGGCGCCCCTCAGCGACAGGGGACTCGTCGACCTCGAACGCGATGTCGTCAAGGTCGACCGAGACGCCACGGATCATCTTCGTGGCGAGCATCGCGATGACCTCGTCGGCCGCCTCGGAGTCGTTCCGCATCAGGCCCTCGGCCTTGATGAGGTTGCCATCGCGCCAGATCGACGTGATGTTGCCGACGACGACGGCTCCGTCGTGGTAGCCCTTGTCCTCCTTGACCCACCGCAGCGGGATCGGCAGGTCGCGCGAAGTCAGGCCACCCGCGGCGATCTGGCGGCCGTCGCCCGTGGGAACGCCCTCCGGGACCAGGACGCCGTGCCAGGGAACAGGGGCACCGACGGTGTCCTCCCCGGCGACGGGCGCCTCGGTAGACGTGTCGGTGCTCATCTCTCCTCCATCAGGCCGGGACACGGATCAGGGACAGGTACGACGCCAGCAGATCACGGTCGTGGGGCTGGCGGCCAGCGAGCAGGGCTCGGCAGTACGAGTCGAGCGCCTGCGACAGGACGTCGGCGGGGATGCCGAAGTCGAACCGCTCGACCTGCGTCCACGCGTCGGTCAGAACGTCGTTGATGGTCGCAGCGTCGCACGGCACGTACTGGTAGAGGTCGGCCGCCGAGACGCCGGGCGGACGGGTGGTCATCTTGGACTTGAGCCGGTTGCCTGCGCGCTCCAGGGCACGGAAGACGATCTGCTCGGCCGCGAACAGCAGCGCGTTGTCGCCGATGCCGGGCTCCTCCGGCGGGTCGTTGACCGGGTGCTCCAGCAGGGACGGGACCGGCCGCGCCTCCTGCGTCTCGTCCGCCGGAGCCTCGGCCTGCGTCGGCAGCACGATGCCGAGTTCGAGCAGCGCGGCGGCCACCTGCTCCGGCGTCGTCGAGCCGGAGGCGACCTTGCGCAGCATCCACTGGCGGAACTCCTCCGAGGTGGGCGCGTCGCCGTCCTCGAAGCCGTTCTCGCGCAGCACCGCCGTCAGCGACAGGGCGCCACGGTCGTACAACTCCATGGCCTCCTTGCTGCGGTTCGGCCGCATGCGGATCTTGGAGGTGTCGGCCTTGATCGAGAAGCCCGCGGCCTCCTCAGCGACCATGCCCATGTCGACGAGCAGCGGGTACAGGTAGCCCTCGGTGAGGGCCCCGACGATGAGGTTCAGCAGCGGCTCGGCGCAGGCCTTGATCGCGGCGTCGTCGACCGCCCAGGCGTTCCAGTGGTTCAGGTCGGCCGAGCCGGTCAGCACCTCGGGCGGCATGTCGAGCCCGAGCGCCAGGCGCTTGATGCCCTCCTCGCGCAACTTCGGGCCGTTCTCGTCCAGCGGGGACCAGAAGGTCAGATGCTTGACGGCCTCGATCGCCTCCGGCGGCATCGTCACCGCGACCGGCACAGTGGCGCTCGCCGACTCGGGGTTGGCGATGGCCATGGCCATGATCTCCTGCATGTAGAGCATGAACCGGTCGGCCGTCGACAGGTTCGTCTCGTCGCCCGTGCTGTTCGGGTTCGCAGGGAACTGGATGGTGTCGGGCACGAGCAGCAGACCGGCGCCGGTCAGCCGCGAGTCCGCCTCGGCCGCGACGCGACGCGTCAGCGTGTCGATCTCGTTGAGGATGGGGATGACCGCGCGCGCCGGGGCCGTCGCCTCGTTGTACTTGCGGGGGTGAGGGCGCCACAGCCGCATCACGAGCACGTCGCCGTCCGACTCGACCAGGTCGCGGTCGATGTAGAACTTGCCGCCGCGTGCCGTCAGCGAGGTCGCCGACGCGGTGCGCCAGAAGTCGCGGCCCTTGCGCTCGACGCCCACGAGGTAGCAGTCCCCGGCGACGGTCCAGTTCACGCCGATGCCACCGAGCATCGCGCCGTGGTTCTGTGGCCCGCCGTACAGCGCATCCAGCAGGTCGACGGCCGGGCCCTCGGTGATCCTGGTGCCGTCGGGGCCCTCGATGTAGAGCGTCGCCTTGGAGAGCATGGCGCCGGTCCAGTCCGCGGCGTAGCGGAACTCACCGACGAGGTCGTACATCTCCCAGGAGCGGTCCTGCCAGGCGCGCGCGTCCTTGCGCAACTTGGTGACCTGGGAGGTCTTGGTCACGAGCGCTGCCGCGGCGACCAGGGCGTTCGGGCTGGCGGTCACAGTCACTCCGGGGTGTCTCGGACGACGAGCATGGATGCGAGGTAGGCCAGCGCGAGCCAGCCGTTGAAGACCCACCACGTCCAGTGCCCACCCGAGAGCAGCCCCCACCCGAGGATGACGGCTGCGATGTACGGGGCTGCACAGAATGGACAGGTGACCAGGTCCGACCAGGGCCCATCGTGGGTGAGCCGACGCCACTGGTTGCGGACCCACGCCGACGGCGGGTAGACGTCGGCGGTCAACAGGCGAGTGAGGCGGCCGACCGAGACGATCGCGACCAGGATCGCCAGCGCGATCACGAGCGGCGACTGCTCCAGCCAGTGGTCGATCACTTCACACCTGCCAGGATGCGGTTCGCGCGGGGGATCTTCACGGAGGCCAGACTACGCATCGGTGCTGCCGTCACGCGGCCGAACGCCGCCGGACGCTCCGTACGGACCAGTGCGTGGACCCCGTGCACGAGCGCGTCGACGCGGTCCGGGGACGAGCCCTTGCCTGGCACCCACGACAACTGCTGCTCCTCCAGGTCCGTGAGGTTGGCCCCGTGCTTGATCCGGTTCTGCTCGTAGAGCGCCACCACGGGCTCCGCGCGGATCAACTTCCCACGACGCGAGTTCACCTCCTGCACGCGCATCATCTGGCGTGCGTTGCGCAGCGTGGCGGCCACCATCTCGCCGCCATAGTTGTTCTCGGCCACGACCACGTCAGCGTGGTGCGCCTCGTACGCGAAAGCGACCTTGCTCGCCCACCCGTTGGGGGTGTACTTGCCCGAGTAGTCGGCGATCACGTACACGATGCCATCGAGGATGCCCAGGACGATGATGCCCGTCTCGTCCGAGCGGTCCTTGCTGGTTCCGGCGGGGTCGACGCCGACCACGACGCGGTCGTAGTGGTCAGGGAGCACGACGGTCTGGCTCGCGGCGAGGATCAGCGCCTGCGTCCACAGCGCGCCCTCGACGTCCTCCAGGATCTCTCCGTACAACTCCTGGCGGCCGAGGCGCGTCCCCTCGTACTTGCTGATGATCTTGTCGCGGTACAACTGCGGCAGGTTGTCGATGTTGTCGTAGGTCGACTCACGCGTCACGCGGGAGGTCGGGTCCTTCAGCAACTCTTTCAGCCACTTGATCGGCAGCGGCGTGGTGGTGGCCACGACGTGCGGGCGGGCACCGAGCCGCAGGCCGAGCAGGAGGTTGTCCCAGACGTCGACGACGAGGGGCCAGTGAGCGGGCTCGTCGAGCCACGCGAAGCCGTGCTGCGGACCACGCAGACGGTCCGGCTCTTCGGCCGAGTAGACGTGAGCCTGAGCGCCGGAGTAGAAGGTGACCTTGCGCTTCGAGGGCTCGTAGGAGGCGGGCTTCCCGGCCCGCGCACACACCTGGAGCAGGCCGGACTCGCCCTCGATCATGGTGTCACGGGCGTCCGGCCCGGTTGCGGCGATCAGCGCGATGCGGCTGACGTGCTCGCTGACCTTGCGGGTGTACTCGGCGGCCGAGCGGGTCTTGCCCGTGCCACGGCCCGAAGCGAGCAGCCAGGCCAGCCAGTCCGAGCCAGGTGGGGGCCACTGGGCTCCGCGCGCGTGGGGGGACATCGCGCCGGGATGGGGCTTGCCATCACAGGACCGGCCGACCTGGCAGTACCAGGCGCCGCCAGGCTCCTGCGACGTCCGGAGCATCTCCAGGAATCGCTCCTGGGCGGCGGGCGTCCACCGCTTCCAGGTGTCCAGGTCGATGCCCTGAGGGACGTCGTCAGGTGAGGTGGCCATGGGGTCATGGTGCCACCGTCGGTGTGTTACCGGCGAGCACCGGCCATCGACGCCGTGCGCGCGGCGAGGTAGCCGCGCAGGCAGATGGGGTGCCAGAGCCCGTTCGCGTAGCGCTCAGCGACGCTGCCGGAGGTCATCCACTCCCGGCATCGTGCGCATCGCGTGTCATATCGGACCTTCATGCCTACAGCATGGCACGGGTTAAGCGTCGGGTGCAGTACCAATCCCCGACGCGGTCCACGGGCCGTAGCCCTCGCCGTCGTCGTAGGAGTTCGCCAGGTTCGGCTTGTCGACCGGCGCGACGTCGCGCAGCAGGTCCTTGAACGAGACCCCCAGGTCGGCGGCGACGAACGCGGCGACCGCGCGGCGCACATACGCTGCCCGGCCCATCCCGCGGGCCTCGGCCGCCTGCGAGAGGTGGCGTGCGTACCAGAGTCCGACCTGGCACTCGATGCGGGCCTTGGCCACGTAGCGATCCCCCTTCGTCCTGACTTCGCGTGCTCGGGCGTGAGCCTTACGCAGCACCCTCTGCTGCCACGTGGGCATCGTCGTCCAGCACCTCGCCCTCGATCTCGGGCAGTTCGCCGTTGGCGATGCGGACCTGGCCCAGGAAGCGAGCGATCTCCGCGGAGGTCGGGGTGTAGACCTCGACGCGGGTGGCGGCGTCCAGGCCGTTCATGCGCGAGCGACGCTCCATGATCTGGAGCGAGAGCCGGATGAACTGGGCCTGCTCGGGCGAGGCGTTGTCGATCGCCTTCGACCACGCTGCCTGCTGGAGCCGGTCGAGGCGGGCGTTCTCCGTGCGGCGCGCGCGCTCGCGCTCGTCCGGCGTGACGGTGTCGGCCAGCGCCATCTCCCAGGCCCGACGCGCGGTGGCGGCGTCCTGGAAGCCCAACTGCTTCGCGATGGCCGCGTCCGTCGCACCGGCCAGGTGTAGCGCGAGCGCGTTGAGCGCACGCGTGATGGTGATGTCCAGGCCTGTGCCCTGATCCAGGTCAGTCATCGGTCACTCCCAGCATGTCCGCGAGCGCGCGCGCCCGATCCTTGGTGCCCATCTGGTGCGCGTGAGCGTCCAGCCGGTCGCACACCTGGGTGTAGATGTCCGCCGGGAAGGCGAGCATCAGTGTCTGCGTGAAGCCGATCATGCCCTTGCTGAACTCGCCGGGCGTGGCGTTCTCGGCGAGCAGCACCTCCAACTCGTAGGACGAGAAGCCGGTGCCGGTCAGGCCGATCTCGGTCTCCGACAGCACGCGGAGCAGGTCGGCCAACTGCCCCTGGTCGTAGACCGCGTTGTCGGAGGCCTTGTTGTCGCCGAGGAGGTAGCGCAGAGCGCCCTCGTCGGTCATCTCCACCTCCACGACCGGGATGCGCGTCTCGCCCAGAGCCTTCAGGGCGAGGTAGCGGTGGTTCCCGGCGAGGATGAACCCGCTGGAGCGCTGCACGACGACCGGGGCGACGAAGCCGGAGGCCTCGATCGACTCGACGATGACGTCGACGTCACCGTTGCGCGCGTTCTGGGGGTGCTGCTTGACGGTGTCGATGTCGACGAGCAGCGGCTCCAGCGAGGGGTGGAAGTAGACCATCAGTCGTCCGACGTGGCCTTCGACCGGCGCGTCGACTTCGGTGCCTCGTCCTTGATGGCGGGCGGCTTCTCCTCCGTCACCTCGTCCTCCACAGGCTCCTGCACAGGCTGTGGAGCGTGCGCCTCGTGCTTGGCCTCCCACTTGGCCACCAGGCCGTCGAACGAGGCCTGGTCGCGGGCCTCGATCTGGCCCTTGGCGCCGCAGTGCTCACAGGTCAGGGTCTCGCGGATCATCGGGTCGTTCCCTTCCTCAGGAAGCGGTAGGTCTTGCGGCAGACCGCGACGGTGGCCGCAATCGCCTTCCCCATGAGGATGAACATGGGGATGGTGGTCATCCACCAGCACGCGTCCCAGAACATCGAGCCGGTCGGCGAGAACCAGGTCGGCTCGTGCTGGTAGACGTAGCGCGTGGTGTACGTGCTCACGGCATCGGCTTGCCGCAGATGTAGCAGCCGTGGATCAGCGTGGTGACGCCGCCGTGGCGCGCGGTGTCCACGATCTCCGGGCCGCGGATGTGGCGGTGGTCCTCGGGGAAGCCCTCGGGCTTCGGGCCGTCGGCGTCCTCGGGCAGCGCAGTGCCGACGGGGGCGCCGTCCTCGTCGTGCAGCACGACCGCCTGCTGGAGCGGAACGTAGACGACGTCGCCGAGCGTGATGGTGCCCTCGTCCGCCCAGACGATGGGCTGGTCGCCGGTCACCACCGGCGCCTGACCAGTCTCAGCGGCGGGGGCGGCGAGAAACGCGGCGACCGCCTCGCGGATGCCCTCGCTCACCGACTCGGCCTTCTCCAGGAGCCCGACCTTCTGGGACTCCAGGATCGAGGCGGTGACGGAGACCTTCTTCTCCGGCTCGGCACTCTCGACCGTCTCGGTCTGCCCCTCGGTGTTGACGACCTCGGCCTCGGTGCTCTCGCTCATCTCGTGCTCTCCTCGATGCGAAGGATGTCCGCGAGCGGATCGCTGGCGGCTGGGCGGGTGTCGGCGGCGAGCGCCGCCTCCACCCCGAAGCGTAGAGCGGCGGGCATCGAGCCGTACTTCGCCCGCAACGCCGCCGCCTCCGACTCGGTCACGCGAGTGGAGGCGACGACGGAGCGGGCCTTCTCGCCAAGTGGTGTGCGTCCCATGGCGAAAAGCGTAGTACGGGAAGCGTCAGGAGCGTCATCACACGTCCAGCGTCTTGCCGTCGACGGTGATCGCGACACCCATGCCCGCGGCCGCGATCGCCCGGACGGTCTCGCACGGCCACTCGACGGGGTACTCGTCGGGGGCGTTCTCGCCCTCGCAGTCGTGGCGCATGTAGACCTCCGTGAGCCGCCCGCCGCGCGGACCGTTTCGCCGGGCGCGGTAGGCAGGGCCGGGCTTGTGCAGCAGCAGCACGCTGCCCAGCGCGGCACCGATGCTGGACTGCATGACCCAGGCGACCGCGGCATCAGCGTCGGTCAGGTGGTCGACACAGGCGAAGCCCGTCACGTTGGGGAACTCGAACCGGCTGCTGTGCGTCTTGCGGCACATGGCCTCGGCCAGTCGCTCGGACGAGTCCTCCTGCACGGGGCGCTCCCACAGCGGATCGCCGTCGTCGTCGGTCTCTACGCTGAACTCCATCTCCGGGACCGGGTCGGGACCGGCATGCGTGCCGAAGGTGTACCAGCCGGGGGGCGGCTCGGCGAACTCGATCATCGGACCCTCCACCACTTGCGCCACAGCGCACAGGGGCCCGAGTGCCAGGCGGGCCGGGTGCACCACCACGGCCAGCCGAAGTGCTCGTGCCCACAGACGTCAGCCACGCTCGACCTCCTCGTAGGTCTCGGCGAAGATGTCCGGCTTGCAGGGGTAGAACTCGCCCTGGATGCCGCGGATGACGTAGTCGCCCGGGTCGACACGCATGACGCCTTCCAGCGTCTCGATCGTCAGTTCGCAGTAGTCGGGCCGCTTCGCATCGGTCATCACCGTGGCGCAGCCGTGCATCCAGGTGTCGATCTCGATGGCCTGCTCGGTGGTGCCGTCCCACTGCACGGCCTCGATGACGACGGGCTTCTTGCGGAACTGCTTCATGGCGCGATCCTCTCGGGGTGGTGCCACAGGTAGTGGCGGCAGGTGTTCTTCATGGCCTCGTCGCTGATCACGGCCTGGTCACCGCGACCCACTCCCAGACGCAGCCAGCGAAGCAGCAGCCCAACTGGGTGATGAACGACTCGTGGCAGCGCGGGCACGTCCACACCTGGGTCCGGTACTTGCGCCGGGGGCGGGGCATGTGGTCATGGCCGTCGAGCCAGCACATGATGGCCGCACGGTGCTCGCGCAGCGCCTGGCGCCTGGAGTCCTTGACGCCCATGTGGTTGCGCGAGCGGCTGGTGGCGATGACCTCCAGCGCCTCGTCGACCTGGTCGGTGATCACGGCGCACCCACGAACTGGAGCGGGCCGCACTCGCGGACCAGCCCGATCGAGGTGCGGCGTCGGCCGGTGCTCATCGCGTGCCAGAGCATGTCCTCGCCGCGGCCGTGCTCGCGGTACTCGCGGTCCCGGACGACGGTGCCGGGCGGGAAGCCCTCGATGATCTCCTCGGTGGTCTCGACGTTCGACTCGATCGGCTCGCCCTTCTTCCACCCCGACAGGTCCACGGTCTCGACCACGGGCTGGCCGACCGAGAAGGTGGCGTGTGCACCGGCGGCCTCCAGGGTCGTGACGGGGAAGTCGTCGTCGAAGGTGATGGTGCCGATCTCGATGAGCGGCCCGTCGCTGAGCCGGGTGTAGATCGGCAACTCGATCTTCAGGTGGATGGTGCCTGGCGTGGTGGCCATCAGTGCTTCTCCTCGGTGAGCCAGGTGGCGACCTCACGGTCGCCGATGATCAGGTCGGTCTTGCGCCCGCACGGGCACGAGCCGTGGTGCAGGACGACGAAGGCGCCCTCCCTGACGGGCAGCAGGGAGCAGTTGTGGTGGTGCAGCATCACGTAGCGGCGCTGGGCCCGCTGGTTGTCCCGCTCGACGTACCGCGCCCAGGCCGTGATCCCCACGCCGAGCAGCACCCCGACCCCGGCGGGCACCAGCCACCAGAAGTCACCGCGGATCGAGTCCCCCACGATGCTGGCGAGCACGAGCAGCCAGAAGACGACCGTCAGCCACGCCTTGACGATGCGTCGCCAGGAGCGAGCCGGACCGGACGGGGTCACGATCCCCAGCGCGGTGCGCAGCGTCCTTCTCACGACATCTCCTTGCCGCACGAGCAGGCCCAGGTCTGGATCTTGGTGCCACTGGCGAAGTCGGTCCGCAGCAGCGTCTCCCGGCGATGGCGGTGGGGCTTGACGGCCTTGTCCAGCGCGGCGGACACAGCGGGGTCGCTCACCTCGTCGACGATGGCCACCAGCGGCGTCGCCCCCGCGCGTTCACTACGGACGGGTTCCGGTCGCGCGGCTGTCCCCAGGTAGGCGCTCACAGCGTTGCGCACCCCCGCGGAGACAGAGCCGTCACGAGCGGTCAGGGCGTCAGTGTCCGCGCGCTCCAGGCGGACGTTCACAGCCACGGGATCAGCGATCTGTCGAGGTCTAGGCATGTGTAAAGACTAACGGTAGCCCTTTACGTTACGCAACCGCCCTGAGGGGGTAACTCTTTACGGATCAGAGACATCCAGGGGACGGGGTGGGGGCTATCCGTAGTACATCTAACCCCTGGTGAACCCGCTGGTGAGGGGTAGATGTAGACGGCTACTTCCGTAGGTTGGACGCACTTGGCGAGACGGCCTGCGTACACAGGTGACGCCCAGGTTCGAAGCGCCCAGGGTGGGGGGCCAGGCCTGTGACCTGGGCAAACGCACCTTCACTCCGGAGTGACTTGACCGATGCCTACCCAGCGATGCATGGTTGAGCCACGCCAGACAACGAGGTCCGGCGGAGCGGGCTCAGGCTCCCGGTTCCGACCGGGAGTGAGCGTGCGGAAGGCTCCGGCCGTCCGTTCGTCAGCCACGCTCCGTCGGTTCGCCCTGGCCGCGAGGACCCTGGTCCCGCCTAACTACAGACGCTGGTCCTTGCTGTGATCGCCGAATCCCCCGCTGTGAGCGTGGGAGGTCGCAGACCCGGGCCCCGGACGACAACCGAAAGCACGAGCGACAGCGATCGCTACGGCCCACACGGGACGAGCCGGGGACGGGGCGGAGACACCTACCGACGTGAGTTGGCAGGCCAGACGCCGAATAGAAGGCAAGCCATGCGCCGGAAAGCATGCGCCACCCGGAACCACCAGCACCTAAACGACTCACACCCCATCGGCTCACACCGTGGGACGCGTCGCGATTGGGTTCAACGCTGGCAGGCCGGAGGAACTAGGAACCCATCGTCGACCGTTGCGAGTGCCCTAGTTCGAACGAGTGAGTACGCGGTCGCTCGGGACGTGTGAGACGTCCGAACCTCACCCGCACTATCTCGACCCCGTCGCTGTCAGCACGGGGTCGCACCTAGCACGGTCCGGCTTCACCTTCACTTCGAGTGAAGCCGGGTCGTGTAGGTGTCCGCCTACAGACCTAACCGTTACGTTCCCGAAGGAGCACGCCATGACCAGCACGCAGACTTTCGACAGCATCATCCGCCTCGCCGCCAACCTGCCCGAGACGCTCACGGACGCGGCTATCACCGCTGTCTCGCGGGCTCTGTCCACGCTCGACTCCTCCGATGCCCGCAACTCGTACGCCCGTACGACGCTGATCGTGGCGCTCGCCGACGCGTACGGCGTGACCACGGTCACGGACGCGTTCGGGATCGGTGCTTCGCAGGTGTCCAACCACCGCAAGTCCGTGAAGGTCTGGGCTGCCACGGGTCTGGGCGAGGAGTCCGTCGGCATCCACACCCGCGAGGGTGTCCCCGCCTGGACCGTCGTCACGTCCTCCTCGCGGAACCGTGACAAGTGGGCCCGCGAGGATGGGCAGGCCATGCTCACCAGCGTGCAGGCCGAGGGCGTCAAGGCGCTCGCCACCCTGCCCGCGACCGTCCGGGCGGAGGCCACGCGGGCCGACGCGCTCGTGGCGCTCCTCGTGCGGGCCGCGTCCATCACGGACGCCACGCCCACCGACGACCAGCGTGCTGTCATCGCGGACGCGCTCCTGACGCTGGCGGCCACGTACGTCGCAGGTCAGGACGTCAAGGTCACCCGCACGGACCTCGTCGCCGCGTGACCTGTCCGGCCGCTCACGGCAGGCGCCGCTTCACTTCGAGTGAATCGGCGCCTGCCGTGTTCGACCGTACGAGAGGAAGACACCAGCATGCGAGCAGTGCACGAGCCCGTCGCCCGCGAGGTGGCGGTCACGCCCACCAGCCCGAGCGCGCACCTGAAGGCGCACCGCGAGCGCATGCCGTTCGCGACGTACCAGGACCGCTTGACCATGATCGCCAGCGCGTGGGACCAGCGCACGACCCTGACCGCCCGGCGCGAGGCACGAGCCCGCGCCGCCGACTACCGATAGGAGCCCGACCGTGTGGGACCACCCGAGTGACCAGCGCGTGCACGCCCAGGACGACGACGCGGAGCGCGCGGCCATCTTCGCCGACGCACGCTACGTCGCAGCCTGCCGCATGAGCACCGCCTTCACCGCGGCGCGCGTCGTTCGTGAGCGCGTCGCCCACCGCCGCGCTCAGGCCCTGGCGCACGGCGAGTACCTGCGCAAGGTCCGTGCCATGCGCGGCGGACGCTGACCTGCTTCACCCGAAGTGAACGACCGAGAGGAACGCACCATGGACAAGCCCCTGACCATCCGCGAGCGCTTCGAACTGACCGTCGCGGTCCTGCTGATCGGCTCCATCGCGGTCGCTGTCACGCTCGGCATCCGTGCCATGGCGAGCAGCGACGCCGCCGAGCCCGCGCCACACCCGACCATCACGGTCACCGCTTCACCTGAAGTGAAGGTCGTCTACACGCTGCCCGAGTGCGAGGAGGAGGACTCGCGCAACTGCATCTGGCACGCCGACCAGTCGGGCAACGGCGAGGGCGTCTCGTTCGTGGACATCGACGGGGTGGCGTACTACCCCGAGCCGTGAGCCCCACGACGGACCCGCTTCAGCGGGCCCCACCGTGGCGGAACGGCAGTCGCCGACGACCCTCACAGTCCGGTCGTCGGCGAGGGTGATGCATC